CTGATGTTCATAGAGTTGGGTAATGATGGCAAATCCAGTTTATTTAACTGGGGGTTGCTTTGGTAACTCCGACTGCGGGCTCAGGTTTAGGTGCAGTGCCTGAACTGGCCTTGCGGCCGCGCTTTTTGCGCTGGCCACCAGGTGTTCGGGGCTGCTCTCCTTCCTTGCTCGCTGGTGTCGCGCCGGCTGCCTTGCCGGGACGTCTTCCTTTGCGCTTGCCTGGATTGGTGGTGTCAACAGGTCTGCTAGCTGGTCTGCGAGGTCGTTGATTAGCAGGACGTTTGCCTCTGGTATTACCCTGAGACCCAGTAGTTCGCTTTTCACCCTCTGGGACGCTTGTGTTCCCATCTGGTTTGATATCAGCGTTGCTACTGCCTTCTTCGCCTTTGCTCTCCACGCCTCGTACTTCTCCAGTATCTGCCGTTGGTTGGTTCTCTGCTCCATTGTTATTACGGGGCCCTGGTTCCAGGATCCCGTCCACCACACAGGGTATTTTTATTTCTGTGGGTTCGTTGTTCAATATCACTGGAAAGGCATCCAGGGCTGGTGCAGTCCTAACCTTAGTTCTCATCTCTGCGATCTCTTCCCCTGTCCAGCCGATAACTTGTGCGAATGCCACAGATATACCAAATTGGTCCTTCTGTGGCCAAGCGTTAGATGTTTTATACACTTCTTCACTGGTTAAGCCTTTTGGGCCCAAGCCAGTTAGTTCGCATACCCGTAGTGCCCAGTCGCTGATAATAGGTGTCATGTGATCAGTGGCCAGGTAACCATGGGCTTTGTTAGCGGCTGCTTGCTCCGGAGAGACCTGCTTGTTACTAGAGAGATGGAGCTTAGCAATTGTGCGCATAGGGTCTTGGAAGCTGTCGGTTGTGGTGAGGGGGTGCACAAAGTATCGTCCCAAGAATGGTAATGGGTCGTTCTTGTCTATTACAGAGCACTTCAATAATAGACCTAGATCTTTGCACACCGTCTGTAGCATGTCTTGCAGGCCGGGGTAGTTTGGTGTTGCCCCGTCATCGCCATAAAGGCATGACAGCATAGTCATGGAGTCCTTCACCGAATAGCCAAGCTGGCGGAAGGAAGCATAAACCACAAACGCTAAAATTGTTGTGTTTGTGTCTGTGGTTTGTGGGCTTCCACTTCGCGTACCAGTCCCAGCATCATACTTGAACCCGTTGGCAGTAACCGCTTGTTTGATGTTAATTTGATCTAACAGACGCTTCAGTTCTGCGCGATGTGTCACATGACACCAGCGCATTATGCAGCGTTCGTAGATACTTCGTAGAAAAGCGGATACTGTCCCATCCAGTCTGGAGAAGTCCGTGGCTAGCCAATCATGGCCAAGCTCCGCGAGCTCCCTCAATCTGGAGGTAATCTGGTCAGGCGATTTGCCTGGCCCATACCAGGGTTTCGACTTGAGCACCTGTCTCTTAAATGCCAACGTAAATGATGACATAAGGATGGTTGTTTCAGCACTCATCGTCGTTATGTTGCGGGGGTCAGTAGCATTGTTGTAAGGTTCTGATTTTATGAACGCTTTTAGCTTATTGACCGGCTTGGTAGTCAGTGTGGGCTCGGCTAGCTTGAACCTGCCGCGTTGTTGTGCAGTGCTCTGTGCTACCCTCACCTCATCGATCGTTAGTGGGTGACCACCCGATCGACCGACAACACTCGTAACAAACTCGTTTGCATAGTCCTTATAATGGCGTGCCGGAACAACGTTATTTCTAACTTTGTCGACTCTGCCTCGGATGCAGGACTGATCAGGGCCCAACCCCTTCTCAGCGAACATGGCCGGATTTTCTACCAAAGCGGAGGTCACGGGTACACCCGGGTTCACTCCATCTTCAGTAGCCAATGTGCCAACTGCATAATAAGAAGATGCACGCATAGGCGTCGTCCTCACGACATTGCGCACTAGTTCACCGCCCATCATGTTGAACAGTAAAGGTGCGTTGACGGCAGCGTTCTTATCGCCCCCGGCATTTAACAATCTTTCGATGTCACTTACCAGAGGTGGTGCCGTCTTATTCATCAACCGCGATTTTATTGCGGTGTACACAGTTCCCTTTATCTCAACTGATGACCAGGATCCGTTCTTCGCTATTGACAAAGTATCGGATATCGGTTCATACAGGAGATGGTTGTTCCCTTGCAACCATGTTGCCCGTTTTATGGGGCCACGGTCATTAGGGAGCAATCTATGCCACGGTCGTGGAACCGCTGCAAAGGGTACTATGGCTATCATTCTGTGGTCCGGGTCTCCTACTATAAGACGTTGCTCGATGTTAAAAGCATACATGTCGACGCCAGTTTTGCAACTGACAGTATCTCCAGTGTAGTCCCATAGTTGGTGTGAGTAGCTAGAGCCACCAGACACAGTAAATTCCACATTGTCGTCGACCAACCTATACGAATGGTCCTTATATCTTCCTGTTGCTGTTTGAGGGACAAAGGTGTACATTAGTATAGGTCGGCCGTACTTTAACCATTCATTGATGTCTAGGTAGTAATCGACATCGGTCATTATTAGGCAGCTGTTAGACCCAACGGCGTCATTCCTATATGGGATAGCGAGATCTTTGAGACCATAGTAATAGCGAGTTCCATCACCTTTATCAGTTTTACTACAACTGACATTGTAAGGCTCGAAACCTGCTTTTAAGGCTATATCCTGCATATAAGCGTTAACGCCGCTGCGATATGCAGCTGCTGTGCCATGCGAATGGTTGGTACGACAAGGGAAAATGTTGATAGGTTCATTGTTGATGAACAAATGTCGTAAGTTATCGAAACGAGTCGTCTTCAGGTCAACCCATTTACTCCGCTTAACGCGGTTGGGGACACTGAACGTCCAGAACAAGTGCTTCAAATGTTTACCATAGTAATGGAGTGTTTCTCCACACCTATGTGCACCATTAGTAGCAAATCTTCGCACCCTGTTAGTGCGTGACGGATGAACATTATGTTCAACACAACCGTGGTTGTGCGAACATGTGACCAAGTTAGCCCTGGGCAGTTCTTCTCCTTGTTCGTATTGCGACATTT